ACGCTTAGTGCGACCTTAATCAACGACGATGTGGTGTCTGACATTCGCGCATCCTGCTTGTTCAGCAATCCAAACGAAAGCAACAAGGAGTATATCCTTGTAGCGACCAATGCGGGGGTCAAGAAGATCGATGTTTCTAAGTTAGCTGCTGTAGGCACAGAAGGGGTCACAGATTTGACCTTCCCCACTGGCATCACCTTGGATGCTGGGGTCGAGGTGTCGATGATACAGGTTTTCGACAAGGTTATCATCTTTCGTGGTGGGCAGTCTGCCTTGCAATGGGATGGGGTTAGCACCCAGTTCTACAAAGTTCCCGGTGGCCCGTACCAAGCAGGAAAGGACTACACCAAAAACAACAACATTGTAATCTCAAATGGCACTGCCACAATTGAAATAGATCCTGCAGACCTACAGGAATCTACTGGAATTGCGGTGGGGGGTGGTGGAGCGACTATCGTCTTGCCACACTTTTTTGACGATGGATTTAAACCATCTGTATTAAATGACTTTTATAATGGGGCAACCCTTGTAATCTCTGGGACAACCTACACGGTTTCGGATTATGTTGGAGCAACAAGAACGTTGACACTTTCAACTGGTACATTTACTAGTGGCACAAATTACACATTCACAGCACTTAAAGACACCCCGTTTTCCATTGGCCAATCATTAAGGCTTACCCAAACATCAACAGCATTTAAGGTCTTGAATGTTGGTGACATTCTTAATGTGTCTGCCATTCCGACATACAATACTTGGCAGTTTTTTACCAGCGAACCAGATGTGTCGTCGCACACTATCCACTACTCTCAGCAGGAGTCTATTGGTCTTGGATTTTCGTTCATGCCCGGCCCACCTTGGGCAACCTACTTCCAACGCCGCTTGTGGATGCCTTACCTGTACGAGAATGGTGGCACATTGACGGTTTCGACTTACACCAATCGCGGGATTGCTGATGAGATTATCGCGTCCGACATTTTAGACAGCAATACTTATGATCGGGTGCTGAATCAGTTCCGTATTTCTGGAGGTACGGCTGACTATGTGGTTGCGATGCATGGATTTTATGACGATGCGTTGGTGGTAATGAACCGCAACAGCATCCATGCGGTTGTTGGCACTCAAGGAAGCCTTGCTGATACCGTGGTTAAAGAACTAACTAGTGAGGTGGGCTGCTTGGCTCGTAAGTCCGTGGTGATGCAGGCTAACAACCTACTGTTCCTATCCGACAATGGGGTTTACGCGCTCACATTCCTTAACGATTACAACCTGCGAGGAACAGAAGAACCGCTTTCAAAGAACATTCAGCCGTATATTGACAGGATTAACGCCAGATTGGCTGGAAATGCTACTGCGGTTTATTACGATAATCGGTATTACATTGCAGTCCCGCTTGATTCTGTGGTTGGTGCTGACGATGCACAGGGAAACAACGCTATTCTGGTGTTTAACTTCCTAAATAAGGGCTGGGAGTCTCTCGATACCTATGGAAGCTCTGGGTTTTTAATCACAGACTTTGTGACCGCTGGGGCTGGAGTGCGTAACGACCTTTATGCCGTGTCATCTAGCGGTGGCATCCACAAAATGGAAGCCGCAGATTCACAGAATGACAGCATTTCCGCAGAGTTTGGTAGCACGACCATTGATGTTGAGCCTATCAACTCGTCTTTGACCACTCGCGGGTACGATCTTGGTACGCAAGAACGCAAAAGGTTCACGGATTTCCAGACACAGATACAATCTTTTCCTGCCGGGTCGCCATCTACATTTAATGTTTCATTTTCTACCGAAGATCCAGACAACGCATTTCCAATAGGTAGCACTAACGAGCTAATTGGTGACCTTTCTAACGCAGATCAAGAAGAAGAAACTGCAAACATTAGGGGAAGACTTGGAGGTTTAAGGGGTTATACAGGAACAATGATCTTGACAAGAACTCTTGGCTCCCCCAAGGTGCATTCAGTTAAAATATCTGGAGCTGTTTCAAATAGAGCAATTATATCACAGAAATAAACCATGCCTGTCGTTAATACAACAAACACATTCACTAATAACGAGCAGATAACATCCACGAAGTTGAATGACATCATGGATAATTCATCATTTGTATCTGGAGCGGTGGTGACGAGCGGCGGCCTTGAGATTACTGCTGGAGGTCAAATGCAGGTTGCAACCAGTGGGATAACAACTGCAAGAATCGCTGATTCCAATGTAACAACAGTTAAGATTGCTGATGGTTCCGTAACTCCGGCTAAGTTGTCATCTGGGAAACCAATCTGGGATACTTATTACACTGAAGTAGGAAGAGGTGTTACTGGGACATATTTTTTATCATTGACACCATACAGGACTAGTGATGGCGAGACGCAAATTATTATTGGGGCGCAGACAGCAACAAATGCTAACGCTCAAATCATTAGGCAAACTGGGGTTGATGGGCAACTTGTAATCCAAAACAATGGAACAGCACCTATTATAATGACATCCAGCAGTGGTGTGACATTTGGTTCTGCCAATATGCCTAATCCAGTTGGTTCTGCTCCAATTTATGGATGTAGGGCGTGGGTTAACTTTGATGCAACTAGGGATTCAAGTGGTGCTACAAATGCTCTAAATACAAATAGGTTTATTAGATCCTCTGGAAATGTAACTAGTGTTAAAAAAGATAGCACTGGAAGATATCGAGTAACATTTACGACCCCAATGTTGGATGCAAATTATGCAGCTATTGTTGGAGGTGATGCAAATGCTCAACACAAAATACCGGGTGTAATTACACAGGATACTGCGTATGTTGATATTGGATATTCTCAAATTAACACATCAACGGCAAGAGAAGATCCAGATTGGGGGTCGGTAGTTATCATGCGATGAACCAGCACCTAGCAAAAGCAATAGCAACATATGAACAAGAAGGTATCGACTTCCAACAACTTCTCACATGGCACTTATGTCATGGCATTGTTGTTTGCGATATGGATTGTTTTGCTATTGGCTTTAGTGCATTCAGCAAAAACCCAACTCAAGCAGTCCATGTTGATGACGGGGATACATTGTTTGTCACATTCTCGACTGGAGACATGCGTGGAGCATTATCCAAATATATCCAAGACTACGACTTTATTGCATTCCAGCGAAGCTTCAAAGGTGGCGACCGCGTAAGAATCCACGACATGTACAAGTTTTATTCAAAGTTAAAAGAAAGTTAATCCAATGGGAAGTAAGCCTAAATCAGTTTCAGCTCCAAAAGCGAACTACTCCAAAGATATTAGTTCGTTGTTGTCTGCATTTCAGCAGTCAATGCCGGGCATTTTGTCATTTGAGCAACAATATCGCCCAGAGTTTCAGCGTCAAAATCTTGCCGATGTGTCGCAGTTTGGACTGGGATTGCTTGGGATGAATCCACAGTTTACCCAACAAACAGCGCAGCAACTTGGGGCGGCGCGTGAGGCTGAACTTGGTCAGATGACTGGACAGGCTGGGCTTACCCGTGGTTTGATGGCAGGGCTGTCACCAGAACAGGCAAGCGCGGTTCAACAGGCTCAACAAGAGTCCCAGAGAGCCTACGCTGCCGCACAGGGAGTTACTCCAGAGCAACAGCGCATGTACCAGCAGGCTGCCAGAGAGGGCGCACAGGCCGCTGGTCGGATTGGTGGGAATGCTGCTATTGCTTCTGAGATCATGGGCCGTGAGGACATCATGGCGCGGAAGCGAGCAGAGGCGGCACAAGCTGGACAACAAGCGTTCAATCTTGCAGGTCAGTTCTACACCGCACCGGGACTCCAGCTTCTTGGAAGCCAACCTCTTTCCTACCAAGTTGGCAACCAGATGATGGGACTTGGACTTGACGCAATTGGTGCTGGTAAGCCTCAGCTGTTTGATGTTGGATCTGCGCTTAACCTTGGTGCGGCTAACAGGCAGAATCAACTTGCAGCTGCTCAAGCGAATGCTCAAGCTAAAGCTATGCAGAGGGCCGCAATGTTCAATGCAATTGGAGAAATAGGTGGATCTGTTACTAAAGCAGTTGGGGCAGG